AGACGCTGCCACAACTGCGGCTTATCACGATAGGTGGAGTGGTGGTCCAGTTGGCGGAAGTTCCGCGGTAATAGACATTCGATCGCTCGATCCAATCCTATACGACGCGATCTATTCTGCGATGCAGCGCGTTTTCATCAAACGATTGAAAAATGCCAAACAGAATACTCAGATCCGAGCTGCTTGAATCTGAGGCCTGGCTGAGCCTGAAGGACAACACCGACCGGGCAGCGTGGATCGCCTGCTTTCTGACTGTGGACACGCTCGGAAACATGCCGGCCGGACCCCATCGACTGGTCAAGCTCTGGCGTGCCTATGGCGTTGAGACCCCAGAAAAGTCAGCCAAGGTGCTGCGCGAGCTGGTCGACGTCGACTTAGTCAGGGTCTACGAAAAGGACGGTAAATCGTATCTGCACATTCCCCGGTTCAAGCAATCCAGAAGATTCCTAGGACACCTTTGGCCGTTGTCTCCGTGGACTTCAGAGGAAGAAATCGACCATATAAGCAGAGGAACATTTCAACAAAAACAGTTGCTTGATGGAAATACTCCTGTGAATCACAAGATGTCTCATGTGAACCACGGAGAACCTCCACGCGGGGTAGGGGTTGGGGTTGGGGTTGGGGTTGGGGTTGGGGTAGGTGTAAAGACTAAACCACATGTCGAAACCTCCGGTTTCTCACCACCGGCTTCGCCGGTGGTTGACGCGGTTCCGTATCAAGCAATCGTCAACCTATACCACGAGCTGCTTCCCGAGTTACCCAAATGCGTAAAGCTCACGTCTTCCAGGAGGGCATCTATCAGAAGCCGATGGAAGGGAAAGGATGCCGAGGACTTGGACGACTGGAGAACGTACTTCGGCCTGGTGCGTAGAAGCAGGTTTCTGATGGGCCTATGCCAGCCGAGCAACGGCCGCAAGCAGTTCGTTGCGGACCTTGAGTGGCTAGTCAACGAGTCCAACTTCACCAAGGTCCTGGAGGGCCGCTATGAGTAGCATCAAGCGCAAGTTGGAATCGTCTCTGCAGTATGCGCAGACGGCCAATGATGATCGCGGGCCTTCGGTTGAAATGATGGTAAACGAGACTCGCAGGGTGACCATTGAGCGAGCCAGTGCCAGCGCAGCTCGATACTGCGCTGATAGAGGTCTGGATACGCACGAGAAAATGCGCGCATTTATCCGGTCTTGTGGGATCGGCAGGCTTGTGTTGAGAGAGCCAGGCCAAGACGATGATGAAGACGTCGCATGACGCGCCTTCCATTCCCCCCGCTCGAGGTCGCGCGCACGCTGGTGGCTCCTGGCGTGTGGCGGGTGAAGTTCGCGGACGGCACGACCGGATATCTGGTCGACGGCACCGCGGCGTGGTGGAAGATGACCGGGCGTGAGCGGAAGTGAACAAGCGCATCCTCTTGACGAAGAAAGCCGACTGCGCGCGGGCTGCAGTATGGCTGCAGGCCATGCAGATCGACCCGGCCGAGCCGATGGAACTGGTACTGCAGAAACACGAACCGGCCAAGACCAACAGCCAACGCAGATTGTTCCATGCGATCTGCCGTGACATCGGGCTGCAGCTCGGACATGCCCCTGGGGCTGTCAAGGCGGCCGTTAAAGCCGATTATTTCGGCGTTGAGTCCTACACCATTGCCGGGAAGCCTTATGCCCGTGTAGCCTCTTCTGAAGAGCCTGGGAGGCATGAGTACAGCCAGCTTATCGAGTTTGCCCTGATGTGGGGGGCGGAACGTGGGGCCTACGTGGAAGTTTCAACCTGAGGAGTAGCGAAATGAGAACCATCCTGCTTGCGGCGCTGATCGCCGCGTCTGTTCCTGTCCAAGCCGAGGTCGTGACCTGGACCCTTGACAACGTGAATTTTTCCGATGGCGGCAGCGCGAGCGGCTTTTTCAACGTCGATACAGACACCGGACGGCTCGCGATCACGCCACCGGTAAGCGGATCGATCTACGACGGCGTGGACATCCGGACAACGGCGGGTTCTGTGCTGCATCGCGCGACCTATCGGCCGTTCTACGATCTTGGCTTCGCGGATTACCTGGTAGAGGGCGGCGTGTTTTATGCCAAGTGGGGCGCAAGCGGGTTTGGCGACCGCGAGTTTCGGCTTGACATCGACGCAGATCTGCACCAGGCCACGCAGGGTGAGTTTCAGATACTTGCCGGTCAGGAGACGCATACCTACCCTGCCTTTGAACAAATCCCGCTGATTGAGGCGTTTCGCACCGTCCTTCCAGGTGGCAGCGTGAGCGCAACCGCGCTGGCGGCGCAGATGACGCAAGTTCCAGAACTGCCGGCCTTGGCCGTGCTCGGCATGGGCTTGGGGCTGCTGGCGCTAGTCAGGGCAAACGGCATGGGGAAATGACATTGATCGACGCCAGGCTCAGGCAACGCGAGCCGGCTGTGGAAAACCGCGGTCTGCTCGACCTGTGTCACAACCGGCCCTGCTTCCTGCGCTTCGATGGCTGCAAGGATGGCCATCCTGACTGGCCCAGCGTGCCATGCCATCCCAAGAGTCTGGCGCTGGGCCGCGGGCTTGGCCAGAAGTCTCATGACAACCTTGCCGTTCCTGGCTGCCCTGCGTGCCACGCAATCTGGGACAAGATGTCGGCAACGGATCACTTCGAGGTGTTCTGCATCGCCTTCCCGGTGTGGGATACCTACCGCTGGCGCTACGGACTTTTGAGGGTTGCATGATCTGTCACGTGCCCATCCGTCTGTTCAATCCCCTCAACGGCTCGCACTCGCACTGGTCCACCCATGCCGGCCGGCGCAGCGCTCAGCGCAATGCGACGCACTACGCCTGGCTCGAGGCGAAGATGCCACGCGTCCTGCTCGAGGGTCAGCGCGTCAAGATCACCCGCATTGGACCGCGCTCGATGGACGGCGACGGGCTGCAGGCCTCCGCCAAGGCGGTCCGAGATGCGATCGCCAGCCTGCTTGGCATCAATGACGCGCTCGACGTCTGGGTGTACGACCAGGCCAAGGGCGACTACGGCGTGGAGCTCGAGATTGTATGAGCGCCGGCCGCCCCAAGCCAGCCAGCATCGAGCATGACATCCTGGTGGCGTGCCGGCGCGACAAGCGCATATCGCTCGATCGGCTCTGCTCGGTTCTGAGTCGGAAGTACTGCCGTGAAGCGGTGTGCGAGGAGGTTGCCAAGCTGCTCAAGAACGGCGCGCTGTCAATCAACGTGACGGTGTCCTACAGCCCGATGCGATAGGAGGTGACCTATGGACGATGCAACTGCGGCTTGGCACCTTAGCCAAGGCAAATGGCACTGGCGCCGCCGAGGTCGAGGCTGGACCTGGCACAGGAGCCAGGCGAGCTGGCATTACAGGCGTGTGCCGTTCGCCTATCTGGCCCAGGGAACGCTTCAGAAGTATCGGGTCAGACTTGCCGAGAACATCGTCAAGTCAAATCCGCTACTCAACCGACTTGCGCGGTAATTGACCGTGAAACCAAAGCGTTTGCATGATTGCACTGCCGAGGCGTGCGTAAACGGCGGGCCAGTGCTTTCGGTCGGGGCTGCTACCCTCGGGTTGAACTGGTCCGCCACCTAACGAGAGAGCAATGGCCGACAAGCATATCAATCCAATCCTGCCGGTGATGCGCAAGAGGCACGCAGACGACGTGCGCGCCAAGATCCAGGTTTCGCACTTACTCACCCGTCTGACGGGACATATTGAGGGAAAAAACGACTTAAGTCCTACGCAGTTGAAAGCAATAGAAATGCTTCTCGATCGCGCCTTGCCAAGACTGTCCAGCATTGACGTGAACGTAGACGGCGAAGTGCGCAACTACGTCATCAACGGAGAACCACTGACCATCAATGACTGGCAGGAACGATATAGCCTGGGCCCCTCAATCGGGACCTCAGAAAGCGCTAATTGACTGCCCGCTGCCGGAGATCTTCTTTGGCGGGGCGCGCGGAGGCGGTAAAACGGATGGGATCCTGGGCAAGTGGGCGATCAAAGCCAACCGTTACGGACGCCACTTCAACGCCGTGTTCTTCCGCAAAGAGCTACCCCAGCAAGACGACGTCGTCGAGCGCGCAAAGCAGATCTTCTGCTCGGTGGGCGCGAAGTGGTCCGAGTATCGCAGGACCTTTGCCATGCCTGGCGGAGGGCGCGTGCGCTTCCGGCCCTTGCTGGACCTGGCTGACGCCGAGAAGTACCAGGGCCAGAACCTCTCAGATGCCGCGGTCGAAGAGGCCGGCAACTATCCCAGCCCAGCACCGATCGACCGGCTGTTCGGCTGCTTACGATCAACCACCGGCGTTCCCATCCAATTGATTCTGACGGCTAACCCTGCCGGCCCAGGACACCAGTGGATCAAGATGCGCTATGTGGATCCAGCCCCGCACGGCATGCGCATGCTCGAGCGCAAGCTGCCCAGCGGCAACGTGCACCGCTACGTGTTCATACCGTCCAAGGTCCAGGACAACCAGATCCTGCTGCAGGGCGATCCTGGCTACGTCGACCGACTGCACCTGGTCGGCAACGAGCAGCTGGTCAAGGCCTGGCTCGAGGGCGACTGGAGTGTGATTGCCGGGGCGTTCTTCCCCGAGTTCTCGATGACGCATCACGTGCGCGATCCGTTCGAGATCCCGGAGAGCTGGAGCCGTTACCGGGCCTGCGACTGGGGCTCGGCCAAGCCCTTCTCGGTGGGCTGGTATGCGATCAGCGACGGCAGCCTGCCAACCGTGCCACGAGGCTGCCTGGTCAAGTATCGCGAGTGGTACGGCATGCAGCCCGGCCAGCCTAACGTCGGGCTCAAGATGACCGCGGAGGAGGTCGCCGACGGCATCAAGCTACGGGAAGCCGGCGAGACCATCAACCAGGCGATCAGCCGGCTGGACCCGTCCTGCTTCGCAGAAGACGGCGGGCCGAGCATTGCCGAGCGCATGCTGCGCCGTAGTGTCATCTGGAACCGGGCCGACAACACGCGCGTGGGCCGGCGTGGTGCCATGGGCGGCTGGGATCAGGTGCGAGCGCGCCTGATCGGCGAGGAGGGCTGGCCGATGATCCTGTTCTTCTCGACCTGCCAGCACACGATCCGCACCCTGCCGGCCCTGCAGCACGACCAGGCATCGGCCGAGGACGTCGACACCGATGGCGAGGACCATGCCTGCTTCGCGGCTGGGACTGTTATCGATGGGCTCGGGAGCGTCGAAGAGGTGGGGCAACTGACGGGTTGCGATATGCAACTGGTGCGGCTACACTTCGACGATGGATCGCGCATCGATTGCACGCCGAATCACAAGTTTCTGGCTGATGGTGGGCAATGGATAGCGGCGCTCAACCTGGCGGGGAGCCGCGTATCGTCAGCGCAAGCTGTCAGGAGTTTGGCGGGCGCAGGTATTGGCGCTGCGGTCTGTACTTTCAGCGCAATGGCGTGCGACTTCATCGCGTGGTGTGGGAATGCCATCATGGCCCCGTTCCTGCCGGCTGCCATGTTCACCACATCGACGGGGACCGCGCTAACAACAGACTCGCAAATCTCGCGCTCATGCGCGCCTTTGATCACCTATCGCACCACGCAAAGCAAGCCCCAGGGGTCATCCCAAGCACAGCCAGAGAAGCGGCCGCAAGGTGGCACGGGAGCGCAGAGGGGAAGCGCTGGCACGCCGAGCACTTTGCCAAGCATGTTGCTCAGGTCATGGCGCAGCGCGTTGTCAAGACTTGCGAGGTATGCGGGCGAGCGTTCGAGGCGTGCGCTGTCCAAGCGCATCGAGCAAAGTTCTGCCATCAAAACTGCAAGGCAAAAGCGCTGCGTAGGCGTCGAGCCGCTGCCAGGGCTGTATAACGTCTATTGCCTAGGCACGGCCGAGGGCTGGCTTTCAGTCAACGGCCTGGTCGCATCCAATTGCGATGAGACGCGCTACGCCTGCATGGCGCGGCCGTGGGTGGCGACCAAGATCGAGCGCAAGCCCTTCGACTTCGTGCACATCAAGGCGCCAACGTTCAATGACCTGATCGAGAGGAACGATCGGCCGCAGGCGCGGAGACGCATTTGAAGATTCACGTTTACTTCCACGATGACGACCTAAGGAGCCTAATCATGGCAACGAAGCAAGAAGTACTCGATGCAGTGCAAGCCGAGCACGACCAGGTGACCGCGGCTGTCAACGATCTGGGCGCGCAGATCCAGGCGCTCAAGGACCAGATCGCAGCCGGCGGGACGGTGACGTCTGGAGACCTGGACGATATCTTGACGGCGGTGGCTGGGATCTTTACGCCGGCAACGTGAGCTACTACTGCAAGCAATGCGGCGCCTTCGATGCATCTAACACGATCAGGACGCACGTCTGTGCATCTAACGGGGCATCTAACCATGCATCTAACAGAGTCGCAGAGGTTCCAGCTAGCGCGGTGGTTGCCGGTCCTGCGCCCGTACATGGTTCTCAGCTACATGAGGCTGGCAAGGGAGGAACTAAGCAACGCTGGAGCCGGGAAGCCTACAACGCCTATCAGCGGCAACTGATGCGCAAACGTCGCGCAGCGCAACATGGCTGAACCTCTCGCACCCGCCGGCCCAACCGATCAGCAGAAGACTGACCAGGAGCTCGTCACGACCTGGCTCAAGGCGAT